ATTTTTTTTTCTGTTGTTATAATCAACACCCACCATGGCATATGCCAAATCCTATCGCCGAAGTTCTCGCCGCAGCACTCGCCGTGGCCCTTCTCGTCATCGCAAGAAGGCTGTTGCCGTCCCAAAAGTTAAGCGAACTCAGCGCAAGTACACTCGCAGCAATGCAATGGCGATCAACAAGCTCGCCCGCAAAGTATCCTGGCTCACTGAGGCCAGATACGGATCCGTCCAACGAAACTTCCAAGTCTCCCCACTCATGACTCCTTACTCTAATCGTCCAATCCTTACAGACATCATGGACTTCACATGCCGCCGCGCAACCTCCGCTGGCGCCCTCTTCGCACAATACAACGCCGCCCTCACCGGTGTGTCTACCGTTGGTAATTGGACTCCGTCGACTAATAATCATTTCATGTCCGGCCAAAATAGCGATATCGTAGATACAGGCAAATACCTCGCCCTGAGCTGCAAAGTCACCATGCGATTCCAGGCCACTCCTTCTGCAATAGATACACGCATCCGTGTAGATCTCTTCTCCGTGAAAGCACATGCTATCCAGCAGGTCTTATCTGGCCAACCCCTTTTCTCCTTCCCCACGGCCCTCCTCCAACTCCAGGACCTCGCAAACCCCGAGAAGAATAAGCTCGGTGGTAATCCCTACCTGAAGGTTTGGGCCACTAAATGGCTTTATCTCTCCTCCTCCCGCAATGGCCCCGCCACTCCCGGTACCGGACAACAGAATCCTGGCCCCGCCGTCACTGGCAATTCAGGCTATCTTTCGTTTAACGTTTGCCCTAAAGGTGGTAAACTCCGCAACCAGGAAGTCACTGTTCCTTCGACCCCCGCAGACATATCCACCATCGTCGACGGCGACTTTGGCCAGTTTAATATTCCCCAATCAGAGGCTCTGTTCCTCTTAATCTCCTCATCGGACCCCTCCGCCACAGGCACTCCCGCTAATATCGTCTCCGTGCAATGCTCTAGGTGCATTCGCTGGCGAGACCCCATTGGCAGAGCAGACCTATAATTCATTTTTCAAAAGCTGGGGGTTTGGGGGGGGCACCCCCCCACATAGTCGGTCAAATTTTTTTTCCTCCCCTATATATCAACCACGATGTCATTCGGAGATACCGATTTCACGGACCCGATCATCGATCCCAAAAAGCGAGCACGTAGTTACTGTGGAACCAAAAATAATTATACCTCCGCAGATATTGACAAGTTGGAATCATGGGCCCAATCCGACAAAGTCAAGTATCTGGTTTACGGACTTGAGGTGTCCGGTCCGCCGAACGACACACCTCATATCCAGTTTTACATGGAACTCTCCGAAGGAATTTCAATGACCTGCTTAGTTAACAAAGTGTTGTTTCCCTGCTGGCTTGGTAAACGACGGGGAAAGCCCGAGCAAGCCGCCGGCTACTGCATGAAAGGGGAAGCTTACGCTAAAGACTATACTCACTTCTATAAGAATCCTTCAATCACGTGGCGCGGTAAACAGTTCGGCACCCTGTCCTGTCAAGGTAACCGTACTGATTTAGACGTCGTCGCACGCCGAATGGTCGACGAGAATGCCACAATAAAAGAAATCGCCCAAGAACATCCCACCCAATTTGTGAAATTCCATAAAGGGTTTACCTCGCTACGCTACCACCTCATGGAACCCCGGAATCTCTCTCATATGCCCGAAGTAATCGTCCGCTGTGGCCCTACAGCTACTGGTAAATCTTACAATGCTCGTCACACTGACTTCCCGGGTGTACCTCATTACGTCTGGGGACCAGCCGTCGGTAAATGGCTTGACGGATACGATGGTCAAGACAAAATCATTATCGAAGAATTTCGATCTCACATCCCATTTGGTGAACTCCTCGAAGTATTAGACCGCTACGAATGTACTCGTGAGGTCAAGGGGGGCACTGTTCATCTACAGGCCTCTAAATTCGTCATATGCTCCCCTACACACCCCACTCGATGGTACCCCAATCTCGATGACCGCCAAGGTAAATTCAACCAACTGCTCCGCCGGATCACCACGATCATAGATACCACCCCCACACCTGAAATCCCTGAATGTTTAAGGTCAGGGGCCTTAAAATATATTTGAGTGGACGGTCATTATTACCGTCCACTTCTGTGTAAAACACTTCTGTGTAATTCATTACACAGAAAAGTTAAAAATCTTCGACACCGCAGATTTTTTTTTCTGTTGTTATAATCAACACCCACCATGGCATATGCCAAATCCTATCGCCGAAGTTCTCGCCGCAGCACTCGCCGTGGCCCTTCTCGTCATCGCAAGAAGGCTGTTGCCGTC